TCATTATCTTCGACCCGTTCCTACCAACCACTGTATTAGTGAAGTTACCCACTGTAATCAGGACTCGTTGACCTATAGTCGGTGAGGCGGGGAGTGTGATAGTTCGCCCAGCGGCACTAACGTAAACGTGCGTGTTAACTGTAGCTGTTATGCTCGCACTGGTAACTACTGATGTTATGCCAACCGCAACAGGCTCTGAAGCAATTTTTGCCGAGGTTATCGCATCGTCTACGACGGACGCTGTAACTACTGCACTAGAGGCAAGTTTAGCTGCTGTTACTGCGTCATCTACTATAGAAGCTGTGACTACTGCACTTGCAGCTAACTGGTCAGCACCTACAGCATCGTCGGCAATCTTAGCTTGTGTGACTGAATCGCTTGCTAATTTAGCTGTAGTAACCGTACCGTCGCCCGGAGTAGTTGAAGCAGCTACTGTAGAAATAATAACAACTTCTACCTTAACGCCTGTGGCTGGGGCAGTGCTGAAAGTAAGTGTAGTTCCGCTAAAGCTAAAAGTATCTTTATGCTGATATACACCATCAAAATAAACTTGAATAGAGTTTTCAGAAGCAGGTGTAACAGACATGGTGAGCGTTGTGTCGCTTCCGTCGCCTGTCATTGTGTTTAGCGTAAACTGAGCTTCGCCGCCTCCAATGTCTCCCCACGAATCTGTATACCCTTCAAACTTTCCGGTTGTGCTGTTGTACCTAAACTGGCCTGCTGCGGCTGTGGGACGCTCTCCCGTAGTGCCGACGGGTACTCTTAAATCTCCGGCAACAGAAAGGCTGACTATGTTGCTAATGCCTTCTTCTACGTTAGTACCATCACAGAACACGACCATGTTCTTGCCAACAGGTACTGCTATACCCGTACCGCTAGCGGTCTTGACTGTGATTGTCCGCGCTGTACCGTTCTCAACAATATAGATCTTTGAAGCCGCAGGGCACACAACCGTTCCCGCACCTGATAGCGCCGTACCTGTATCGGTAAGCGTTAGTATTGCTGCACGCGACTCGGACGTAGTGCCGTCTGCGCTGGTTAGCGTGTGCGAATTACCAGTCCATGTGTTAATAACTTTACGGCCTGCAACGGCTTCTTCAACCATCGAAGTAATGTTGTTGTTAACCACATCACCCCATGTACCACTTAGCTCCCCTTGGACTGGTAAGGCGAGCTTCAGAATTGTCGTGTATTGAGTTGTCATCTAAAACCTCATGCGGCTATTTCTTGCCAATTTGGACTTTGTGTATTTGTAATTCCTTGCCAGTCTGGGGTCTGGTTTGTGTCTACTTCTCCCCAAACATTTACCGTACCTACGGCACTTATTGCAACTAAACCTGTGGCGAGTATATCTACGTTGCCCGATACTACAACATTACCAATACCGCCGGTAGCGGATACTCCTGTAACTGGTGCATAATTGACTGTGCGAGTAGAAGCAGTACCAAGGGCAGAGGTGCCGACGAGTCCAAAAACAGCAACCGCCCCGTCTACGCTTACTGCCACCGTGCCAACAGTGCCTGATAACGCCAAACCTGATGGATGCACATTTGCTGTGCCATTAGATGTGACAGTACCTAAAACACCAGTGCTAGAAACTCCCGCAAAGTCGGTGCCCCAAGAGCCTTGGCCCCAAGCAGTAGACCCCCATCCTACGTATTCGACAGAGGAGGCCATCTAACTAGGCTATACGAATAATAGCGTTGGTGGCGTCTGCGGTGGGGAATTGAATTTGAAAATCCCCCGCAGTAGATGTTTTATCTGCACCGAAATCAAGCACCGCGACAGCGGGATTACCCCCACCAGACTTATAGATCAGTGCCCCACGCGCCGTAATAGTAGCTGTAGTCCATGTGGTATCAGCGAAATCCAAGAATGCGGTGGTGCCAGTCGTTGTAGGAGCGACAACCGTTAACGTGTTACCGCCAGCGGAGTAGCCCGTACCGGACACTTCATTGGTGGTGGAGTACGCGGTAGTGGTCGCATTCAACGTCGCTGACGACGTGAACAGCGCGATCTTAAATGTTTGCCCCGTGTCACTACTAAAGTCCATCTCACCATCAAGGAGAGCTTTCTTAAAGGAAGTGCACATACTTTGTGTTATAGCCATTGTTTTTCCTAACTAACTGGAACGCGAAATTGACCTGAACGGTAAGTGTCTTCTCGCAACTTACCATCGCCCAGAACCTTGAGAAGCCCAAGAGCCTGTACGTACATCTTATCGTACAAGGCAACTAGATCAGGCTCACCCTTCATAAACCGTAGAGCTTCAACTAACGCCCCATTTAGTAGGGCGGAATCAAATTCATCCCCAAGCCACGTAGTACCTGCTGTGACAATAGACTGCGGATAGTACCCGTAATGCAGTTCCACCGTGTAGCCGCTATCAGGAGTAGGCCCGAGAATAATAGTGTCGTCGTCAAAGTAGCCGTAGTGCTTGGGTAACGCCGTATGCGTAGGGTTAGGGTACGCCTCACGCATAAAGTTAACGTCTTTGTTCAGTAAAAACGAGTAGTTACCGCTACTGTCTACAACAGCAAGGCTGTAGGAATACAAGAAATCAGGGGGCGCTGTTAGATATTTAACACCAGAGGTCAAAGTGCCAGTGACATTCTTACGTAGTGCAGGTATTTGCACAGCGTTGTATATTTTCTGCTCTGCCTGTTCTGTGAACATAGCAAGCTGGTCATCCGTAAAAGAAGTTTCACAGATGTCCTGAATGTTTGCTTTTAGCTCGGTGTAGTTCATATCTTACGCCATAGGGCCACGGGCCATCGTACCTTTCGTTGCAGCGCCTACACCGCGTACCTTAACGCCGGTGGTTTTGACACCGGACATGTCAGGCTTAGGGGCGTCTTTCACTTCTACTGGCGTAGGCCATCCTACGGCTTTAACTACTTTTGGTGCTTTCATATCACGGCTCTAAGTTGTTACTGTTACTGTACCTAGCTGACTCGTTCCGACCAAGTCATTAGGTGTTAGGTTAAACGGGTCAAGCCCCATACCTACAGGGTTCCACCCCCATTGTATATCTCTGTTCTGCACATACCCAGCAAAATCGGGGCGTGGGTCTCGTATAGCTTGCGGATCATCTACTGGAGTCTCCCCCAACTTTAGCTGTGGTTGATCTGGGTTCCAGCACTCTGGGCAAGCCTTTATGTTTGTGTCTATACCTTTACGAACTAACTTCTTTAGCTCCCGTAACTTATAACGAAACCCACAAACATCGCACTCCGCGATAGCTTTTTTGGACGACGCAAAGCGATTCGACATTACTAGGCTCTACCAATACGGGGTACAAAACGTGCAGATGTCTTCTCTCTATCTTCTCCCGCCGCCAGCGCAAACTGCTCTTCGTACGCTTGCTTTAGCATAGCCACACGATCCACCAATTCTGGATCTTTCATAGCGATATAGTAAGCAAGTCCCGCTACCAAGCAAGGGAAGAACCTAAAGTTCATGTCGGCAGTCTCTACACCGCCCCCTGCGTCCTCTATACGGCGCATACGCCAATAGTAGAATACGTAGTCGTTGTTGTCTGGAACGGGCCATACGTTGATTTTGGGGGCGTCTCGCAGACGTTCTACGAACACTTGGATCGGCCTGCCTTGGGTTAACTTGTTAGGTATAGAAGCATACGTGCTAACACTGATGCGGCTTATAGTTAAATCTGACTGCGTGGTGGCGTTACCACTTCCCGTACGGATTTGCTGCTCCAGCAAGTCTATAGTGTCGGCGGGTAGCGTGTACTCAGAAGTGCCTTGCGTAAGATTTAACGTACCTTCGTCAATCGTCCACATGTTAATGCCACGGTTCTGCCACTCAATGGTCATCAAGTTCATAGAGCGTCTGGCAGTACGTAGGTCATACCCAGAACGCATTTCACGGCCCGCACGCTCCCACGCCTCTTCAGCGATCTCCGTGAAATCCATGTTAAATGCTGTTGTTCCAGATGTAGCCATTGTCTGTTCCTATACGTACAGGGTCTTTTTACGCCTGTTGTTCATTACTGCACCGCAACCTCTATGGTTTGCGCGTATCT